AAGTAGACGCAAACTCAGGTAGATAACAATGAAACTTATCACAGAAGAAGTCACTAACGTAAAAATTATCACCGAAGGCACTGGTGCCGGAAAGAAGTTATACATTGAAGGTGTATTTCTTCAAGGTGAAATCAAGAACCGCAATGGGAGAATGTATCCCATTTCGACTCTTTCAAGAGAAGTTAATCGCTACTGCGAAAACTTCGTAAACAAGGGTCGTGCTCTTGGAGAACTCGGTCACCCTGATGGTCCTACCGTCAATCTTGACCGTGTTTCACACAAGATTACTTCTCTGGTCCAAGAAGGTAACAACTTCAAAGGAAAAGCTTGCATTCTTTCAACCCCTATGGGCAAGATTGCATCTTCTCTTCTCGATGAAGGAGTAATGCTTGGTGTTTCTTCTCGTGGTGTAGGTTCACTTCAGACCACAAGCGAAGGTCATAAAGTTGTCGGTGAAGATTTCCAGTTAGCAACTGCTGCTGATATCGTTGCCGATCCTTCCGCTCCTGACGCTTTTGTCAATGGGATCATGGAAGGAAAAGAGTGGGTTTGGGACGGAGGAATCCTTCGTGAACAACTCGCAGAACAAACAAAGAGACGTATTAATACTCTCGTTGATCAAAGAGCACTTGAAGAGCATAAGTTGAATTTATTCAACGAATTTCTCTCAAATCTTTGATTTATAAATAAATAAAGATTATTTAATTAATCACATATTCAAATGTCCGTTGGTAGCAATTTACAAGAAATGGAAAACGTAGTAACCAAAGGGGCTGCACCTGCCGAACCAATGAATGCTGCTGGCATTCCTGTTGAGGATCTCGGCGGTCCTACTCCCGAAAATTCAAACCCCCTTGATGATTCAAACGCACTCAGAACACCTGGTGCAACTCTGAAGCAAGTCAAAGATGTAGTCAACATGAGAGCTGCACGTGCTGAAGAGACTGAAGTTGATGAAGATCAGGAAGTAGTTTCCGAAGCAGAAGCAACCGAAGAAGAGGTTGTTTCCGAAGAGGAAGTAGCAGCTGACGAAGTTGTTGCCGAAGCGGACGAAACAGAAGAAGAACTCGTCGAAGAAGGTATTGACATCGAAGCCGATGTTCAAGCACTTCTCGAAGGCGAAGAGCTCTCCGAAGAGTTCGAAGAAAAAGCACGTACAATTTTCGAAGCGGCAGTCAGAAGCAAAGTTGCAGAAATGCAAGAGTCTCTTCATGAGACTTATCAGAATGCCCTTGTCGAAGAAGTTGTTGCAATCAGAGAAGAACTCTCTGAGCGCCTCGACTCATATCTTGAGTACGTTGCTGACGAGTGGTTCCAAGAGAACGTACTCGCAGTTGAGCAAGGTCTCAAGAACGAAATCACTGAATCCTTCATCACTGGCATGAAGGGTCTTTTTGAAGAACATTATGTAACTATCCCTGACGAGAAATATGATGTACTTGAGAGCATGGTAGATAAACTAGATGAAATGGAAGGTAAACTCAACGAGCAGATCGAAAGAAACGTCGCTCTGAATCGTAGATTAGCCGAGTCAACCGCCGATGTAATCTTTGCAGAGGTATCTGAGGGTCTTGCAGACACTCAAAAGGACAAGCTCGCTACTCTCGCAGAAAATGTTGAGTTTGAAAGTGATTCAGACTATCGTGAGAAACTGGTAACTCTGAGAAAGTCTTACTTCCCAGAGCACGCTAGTACTCCAAAAAGCACCTCCGAGAATCTTTCAGAAGAGGTTTCTACCAATGAGGTAATTTCGGAAGAAGTTTCCCCAATGATGCAAGCCTATCTGCAGACTCTCTCCAGAGCTGCTAAAAAGTGATTTTTAGATCATAAACATTCAAACTAACTTTTTAAGAGGTTTAATTTCAAATGCATAGTTTCAATTCAGAAGCTCTGCAGGAGAAGTGGGCACCTATCCTTGACTATCAAGGAATGGATCCAATCAGGGATTCACACCGTAGAGCTGTCACCGCTGTCCTGCTTGAGAACCAAGAGCAAACCCTCCGTGAGGAAAGAGCATTCCTCTCCGAGGCACCAACCAACGCTGTTGGCAATGGTGGTTTCACCTCCGCACACAATGGTGGTGCTGATGGTGGTACTGTCGCTGGTTTCGACCCCGTTCTGATCTCCCTGATCAGACGCGCAATGCCTAACCTGGTCGCTTATGACCTCGCTGGCGTTCAACCAATGTCC